TTTCAATGAGTGGATAGACACGGGAAGCATTGTCTCACCAAAAACAAAAGAGTTTCGAGACAAATACCCAAGATTTAGAAAGATATTTGATTTAAAGTTTTAATGGTTTTGCAAAAACCGCCTATTGTATGGTGTCGGAATTTGTTTTTACAAATTATGCACTATACAAATTGTTAGGCGTAATGCCTTGCTGACCGTTTCCAATTGAAGTTCCGTGAAGGAAAAACAAAAAGAAAAAGCCACCGCACTTTTAAAACATTGTAATTTGTTGTTTAAATTCATTGTATCGTTTTTGTCCTGCTTCAAAATATTCTGTATCAATTTCGCAAATATCTAAATCAAATCCTTCCGTATTACAAGCTATAGCTATACTCGCGCTGCCTCCATGTGTGTCAAGTATCTTATCGCCTTTTTTGGCGTACTTTTGTAAAAGCCAGCGATAAAGCAATATTGGTTTTTGAGTCGGGTGTATTTTAACGCCTTTTTTGTTATATAACACATATTTTCTATTTGCCTTATTAAAAGAAGTCCAAGCAAGCTCTCCATCACTAAAACTCATTCCAATCGGGGTTAGTTTATCCCAAAAAATAAAATGGCTGCATCCATTAGACCATATATAAGGAAAGTAATTCCCTCCCCAAATTATTTGGTTTTTTGAAACTCTAAACAGTTCCTTAAAGTAATAATCAGTCGGTATCTCGAAATCCCAATCAGCTTTTTTTTCGTGTCTTTTTGCTTGGCCTTTTTTACGTCCCATATTTTCATTTATATTTATCCCGTAAGGCGGGTCAACTATTGCCAAATCGTAATAATTGTCAGGTTTAGTTTTCATAAACTCAATACAATCTATATTATAAAAATTAATTTCTGCCATCGCTTTTTTTTCTTTTTGTTTTTCTGATTAGTGTTTCAATTGAGCTTCATAGTAAATAAGTCGGCACATACGCATAACACGTGCTATAATCAATAGCGGGTTCTGTGCTTTCCGAAAAATTTGGTATATTATTTAAGTCTGTCATAAATTTTAAGTTTTTTTTTATTAATCCGCTACTGCTCATAGCACCATTCCGTTGTACCCCGTTTTTTTCTTTGCGTTCTTTATTGTAATATTAAATATTTACATTTTCCTTTGATATTAATTAAATTATCTTTGTGGCATATATAATAATATTAATTAATTAATGTAAAAAAATGAAACAATTAATATTAGATAAAATATCGGAAATGACCAAATCGAAGATCGATGGGAAAAAAGACCCGCCATTCGCATTAAGCCGTGAGCTGTACAGAGAGCTTGAAAATATTAGCCTGGATGATTTTAAGAAGTCGATTAACGAACTTGCAAAAGAGGGTAAAATCGACTTTGGAAACACGATAAATGATATTTACGTAAAAATTAAAGACGATGGAAGAGCCAGCAAAGAAAAGGCTGAAGCAATCAAGAAGTGAATTCCATTAAACTAAAAAAAAGCCGCCTGTTAAGTCAATCGGCTTTTTTTTACATGCCTTTTCAATTCTTTCTTTTTAATTTCACTCGGAAGCAAGGTTTTCAACATAATTGACATTGTCATTTACCGCGTTGAATTCCTCAACGCTGACAACTGGATTTGGTAGACTTTCATTTGCTTGTGATAATTTTATCGCCAAAAGGTCATAATCAATTAACTTTGAAGAAATTGTTGCTGAACTTCCCACAATGTCACCTGAGGCGAATTTTTTCCCGCCGCCGGCTTCATTAATTGAAGAAAGTAGCGGCTTGAACATTTCCGTCGAACGTTTATTGATTAAAGCTTCACCGCCTTCCGCTTCAAATCCCAATTCATTGTTTAGTGAAAAAGGTATTCCGCCCCTTGCATGACTTTTACCCTTCAGAATGTCACCCTTTGAAAATGTTATGGACGTATCTCTAATTTGATTAACTGCCGAAAGGCCAGATGCCAAAACAGTTGCAGTGCTTCCCACCTTTGCCATAGTGCCGAAGGGTTCAGGCAACACGGTTTTTGCTCTCCACACTTCCGTCACACCTTGCCACGTGTTTATCGTAGATAGTGCAATTGCCGCCGCTTTTCCCGCGGCTGTATTTTCACCTAATAATTGAGCTATACCTCCAAACATTTCTTTCGTCGCATTAAGTTTTCTGTTTTTAACATCTTCATCCAGCTCCTCTTGATATTTTGCATATTTTTTATTTATAAGCGCAACGTCCGCGCCTGTATCCTCAGCCGCAGCCACTTCAGCATTTTGTTCGGCTTTCAGCTTTGCCGTCAAAGCTTCATAATCATTTGCATACTCTTTTTCTTTAAGTATCATTCTATTTTCGGCATCGATCGCAAGCCTTTTCTTTTTAGCTTCTTCTTTAGCTTGTTCGCGTTCGGCGTCGATCGCAAGCCTTTCATTTTTAGCTTGTTCGCGTTCCGCTTCCAGTTCTTCATTTGCAACCCGATTATCTTTATTGATTTGATTTATCGCATCATTGTATGCCATTTGCGAAATCAAACCTTCGTCAAACTGTAGCTTTTCGAATTTCCTTTTTTCTTGAGCAATTCTTTCTAACCTTGCTTTTTCTTCTTCGAATAATTTTTCGGTTAAAAACTTATCAGAATCAAGCTTCGATTCATTTGTTTGTATATATCTTTGAAGTTCACGCCTTGCATTGTCGGCAGTTAGTTCCGCCTGACTTCTTAAAAGATCATTTTTAATCCCTAAAGATTCAGCGTCAAATTCGGCCTGGGTGATTAATTTAGCTTTCAGTTCATCATTTAGTATCTTAATTTTCTTTTTAGCCACTTCTCTTTCCACCTTCAAACCTTCTTCAAGCGTCTTTGCTCTGAGCCCTTGATTTTCTATATAAGCATTAAGTTCGGCTTGCTGAATCGCAATGGCTTTTTCCGCCGCTTCTTTCTGCAAAGACACTCTATTGACTATCTGTTCCGAAGCTTGTGAGGTGATTCGTTCTTTAATGTCTTCAATTTCCGCTTCCGCTTCACCCCGCGCGTTCAAAGCGTCTTCCGTTTCACCTTCAAGTTCGATTCTTAGATTTGCAACGTCAAGGGCTTTTTGCGCCAGTGCAAGTTCTTCTTTGCTTTGTTTTTTTAATGACTTTCCAAGATTTTCGTTTGCTTTGATTCTGTCATCTATTGACTGCGTTGTGTCATCTCTAATTTGTCTGAACTTTTCAGCTTCTTTTTGATATTCAAGCTGGACCTTTTTTGAAATCCGTTGCGCCTTTGTCAATGCAAGTTCAGCGGCAACAAGTCTTTCCGCCGCTTCAGCTGATTTTTCCATTTCTTCTTTGAATTCCTTCACGTCTTTCGAAACACCGTCAAGCCCAATTTTATCAGTCAGCCAACTAAAGGCATTAGCAACAGCAAAGACCGCTTTTTTTACTTTGTCAAGATACCAAACCAAATAATCAATCAAGTATTTTCCCAAAGGTTCAAGAACCTTCATGACCCCGCTTATAATTCCAGTCAATCCCGCAAATGCTTTCTTCACTTTTGCCGTTGATTCTTCTGAACGGTTCATTGCGTTTTTAATCAGAAGGAAAGCCCCCGCAATGACAGCCAAAACCGCCCCAACAGGCGTTGCAATGAATGCCAGTGATGACTTGATCAAACCATACATTGCTTTTGCACCGGCTTTAATTCCGCTCGTTAACGCTTTCATTGCGCCGCCGGATTCTTGTGAAGCTTCCGCAAATCCTTCAATGCTTAAAATTGAAGTGTCAAATTTTTCTTCATTTTCACCCAAAGATTCATTCACCTTGTCCAAGTCATCGTTAACAACTACAAGGGCTTGTTTATAGTTTTCATATTCCTCACTGCCTTCTTCAACGCTTTCAAGGTTTCCCTGTAGTTGCTTTTGTGTTTCCTTCAGCATATTTTTTTGACGTATCAACTCTTTATTCGCATCGAGTATGCCTTGCTTATATTCACCTACTTTGTCTTTTCCCGCGTTGAAATCTGATCCTTGTTCCCGCAATGCTTCGGTCTGTTCATCAATTGCCGTATTCAAAGCTTCACGCATGTCGATTTCTTCTTGCGTGCTGCCTTTGATATTTTTTGAAATCTTATTTAAGGCGCTCCTTGAATCCATCAATTCTTGCGTTGACTTATTTTCAGTCTGCATTGTCTTTGTCAAGTCTTTATCTGCTTCATCAAGTGCAGAAACGAACTGTTGATTGTCCCGCAAAGCCTTCTTTGTGTTCTTCAATTGAGCGTCATACTTTTGATAAGAAGCCGCGCCTTCATCAGTTGTTGTGTCAAGTGACTTTTGCGCGGCCTTTGTAGAGTCAATCACTTTCTGAAGTCTAACGCTCTCTTTTACGACGTCATCAACGTCAATTGTCAAACTCGCTATGTTTACTTTTTCAGCCATTTTTATTATATTTTTTATGAGTGATACCTTGCGTTCATTGTATCATTTTAAGTTAACTCTTTAATTTCAATCAATTCAACTGAAGCCTGTTTTCCTGGTGTATATTGAACTCGGTTCATGTAATAAAATCGTCCCGTTTGTTTTAGAAATTTTAATTTGAAGAAGTCAAGATTGTATATATCAATTGGTGATAAGTTGAACTTGAACTTGCGCTTCTTATAATTATCCATAAGGCTTTGAAATGCTGGGTAATAATTTGAAAGAAAATATTGCATCGACATATTTTCAAGATTTAAGAAAGGAACGTTTGTTGAAACTGTGATTCCTGTCATTTCATCAAATAATTTCGCTGTGAAAGAAATGTCAAAGCGTTCAATTTTCATAATTCGCAAAGGTTGCTCTTCATTTACAGGCGTTCCTTCATCATCCTCACTCCAAATTGGCAATTGATAAGTCTGGTTATTGTAAATCATAGCATATTTGACTGGAATTTCAAACGGGCTTGAAAAAAACGTTTTTTCGTTCAAGGCGTTATCATTGTCAATCAACATTTCACCGTCATTATTTGGAACAACGATGGCCTCAGGGTATTTATATTTGGCCACATTTCTTTTGGCATAACCAGAAACATAATTTTCACCTCCAATTTCACCAAGTTTGGAGCTCCAATCTTCATGCGTTGCCCTATCTTTCAACAAGGCTTCAAGTCTTTTGAACCTGAATTGATTTGTGTTTTGAATAGGGTGTAAAAGCAGCCCGTATCTATTTACAATGTCTTTTACAAAGTCAATTTGAAGCATGTCTCCGATATAATCAGAAGCTTTTATGACTTGCCCCCCCGTTTGTAGATAAATCGAAGAATCAAATTGAACATTGTAATCAATGATAAAAAATTCAGGGTCGGTTTGTGAACTGCCTGAAATCATGAATGAAAGAACGTCATCAACTCCAACTGTGAGCACAATTGACTTGTTAAGAGCCTGATTGTCACCTTCAGAAAGTGAAATATATGAAATTGTCGTATCATTCAGTTTGATTTGTATACTTGCATTTGTTTGATTGATTGAATACAAAATAGACATATCAATTTTATAAATTCCCGGAACGGCAAACTTCATTTTCCCATCAACAATTGAAGCCCCAATTAGACTGTTGTCAGTCAATGTGAAGCCTTCTTCAAAAGTGATGAAATCATTTGAACCGTCAGTGTCTGATAGTTCATCAGATACAGCCCCGCCCTTCGCCGTGCTTGTAACCTCCCCAGCTATAACTTCATAACCATTTGAAGGTGCAAGGACTTCGTTCAGGTAATCTTCATTAAAATTAAAAAAATCACCCTGTAAAGTCAGATCGTTGCTTTCAAAAATCCTTCTGAACAACGTGTGAACGTAAATTGACGGGGCTTGCTTTTCAACTTTAACATCTGTTGTACTACCCGAATCAGCACTCCTTCCATAATTGGCGATCCCATAAATGTAACCTTCTGTATTTTCAAAACTGTCAATGTAGTTTTGAGTTGTCAAAATATGGGTTAAGTCATTAAGCGGCAAGTCAATCAATTTTTGCCCTTTTAATAACTCTGAAAGGCTTCTGACACCGTCAATTAAATTGTATTTGAAATCTTCATCAGCTTCCTTCACAACCGCTATCCCATTCATAACCAAATATATACCGTCGACAACATAGTCAGCTACAATTAATTCATAAGGCTTCCGGCTTGTGTTTCCAATTACACCAAGCATTTCAAAGAAAGCTACATTCTTTGCTGTTTTCGGCAAACTATCCGTATATGAAAAAGATGACTTTAATTTACCAACTTCTGAAACTTCACCTATCCTGATGTTTCGCGTCATCGGCTTTGTATAAGTGTCAACTTTTGTTTTATTAAGATATAAACTTACAGCCATAATTTAAAGTTTAGCGGTTATAACTTCCGGAAGTTCAACAATTAAAGAAATGTCATTGATGTGGCGTTTGTTGCTATATGAAATGCTTCCATCTACGATGACGTCAATGAATCTGCCCTCAACGTTTGCTTGTCTGGATGTGTACATTTGAATTATGGGACTTGAAAAAATATCTTTTAAAATTTCGTAATCATAAGCCAGATATTTGGCTTTTATAGTCATTTTTCCTTTCACATCCTTCCCAATGCTTTTAAAATTACCGGTTGTTTCTGCAATATTGTTGATTTCACCTTTGTAAACCTTGCCAGCTTCCGAACCTGTTGTTTGCTGAATGAAGTATTTATTAAAAAGATAATGGCTGAATCCGCCGTGCCTATTGAACCATTTTAAATAAACGCCTGAACATTGCTTTTTTTTGTTGATCAACAAATTTGTCTTGAAAGCCCCATCTTCATAAATTTCAAGCCTGTTCAAGCCTGTAATTAATGGTAGTATATTATCATAAGTCCAATTATGTGAACCGCCTTTGTCAACGTTGATTCTGAATGAATCTGATAAAGTTGGCGTCATAGGGTCTGAAGTGACACCGGTGTTCAAACTTTTCACCGTAACAACCTTCCCCGACGTTGCCTTTAAAATATCGAAGGAAAAAGGAAAGCCTTCAAAGTACGTCAATGCAAAGTTGACCCCGTCAGCCGTGTTTGATAGCAAGCGGAAGGGATTTGAAAAGATAGGTTCACCAATTTGTTTTACAGCTTTGAAAAATGTGTAAGTCTTTGACAATGTATCAACTGACGTTGTATCTGTCAAAACTTTTATTTCTATTTCCTGCGATAAATACAGCCCTTGTATGCTTTTAAAATAAACCGACAAATCAAAGTTTGAATCTTCAAATCCGTTCTGGTTAAAAACAGCCCTTACCGCTTCTTTCATGTTGAACAAATAAACGCCGGCATAATTTGGGTATATAAGAAAAACGCGTGGGAATGGATCAACCGTTATTTCAGCCCGATTGTCATTCAAAATCGTTGACCGAAACTCAATATACGCATCGTTGTACGCAGGATAAATGCCAGATGGTTCTTTTTTAAATGTGATTGCCATAATTTTATTTTTTTTAGATTAAACGCCCTTTTCAAACACTTCAAGTTTTGCTTTAAATTCAGTTAGCACGTTGTTCACATTTAAAGTTGAAACCCGGTCTATGATGCTATCGATCCGTTCAGGAGTTATAACCTGTTCATATATTTTCAGCCATTTGGAACGATCTGTCCCTTCCCTGTGTATTTTTCTTGCAATTAAAAAAGCCAAAGACTTCAGACTTGTTTTTTCTTCTAATGGTTTTATGCCTTTAATTTTTAACCATTTCAAAATCTGTTCTTGAACTGTTGGTTCACCTGACTTTCCTTTCTTTTTTGTCTTGCCACGCCCCGACAAATAAAGATACCCTTTGATTGTTCCCTTGTTCGGCTCATAAATGGCTTCAAGACCTTCTGCAAATTCGCCCGAAGCCCTTCTACCAGAATCATTGTAAACCTTTATAATGTCATTTATAATTGATTCAATCTCTACTTTTATGACTTCGTCTGTTGTCATAGGTCAATAGTTAATTTATAGTTTATAATTACACCGTCAAGGTTATAATCAAACATATTAATCACCTCAACGATTTCCCATAGTTCAATTTTGGCTTCTTGCACACAAATTAAATCAGTTTCAATCAGTTCAATTTTTGTCATCACGATTGGTTTAATATATTTAAGATACCTTTCTTCATATCCTATTTCATCTATTTCTGAAGAATATAGCAACATAAATGAACCTGTATAAACCATTGCTTCAACGCCGCCTGTGTCATTCCTGCGCTTACCAATTTTAACCGGGTCGAGAAATAAATGTGAAACGTCTTTTTGTTCCGCCGAATTGAATAGATTCTGAAAGTCCGATCTTCCATATTCGAAAACCCAACCTTTTAATGTCGCAAATGCTTTTAAAATTTCGTACATGGTTATTTCGTCTTAATTTGATTCATTTCTTTTTGAATTTCGTCTTCTGTTTTCCATTTCAACAAAATCGTAAATATTTCAGAGTATTTCATGTTTAAATAAACCTTATGCAAATGCGGCTTCTTCCCCGTTAATTTGTCAAGCGTGTTGATAATTCCAAACTTTTCCATCCTCTCCGACCCGCCGACTTGCTCCCATTTCATATTGACGTCCGAAGGCGTCAAGCCGTTCTCCTCCGCCCTCACAATTGTCATGAGCTGTTCCTTGATTGAATTTATAATTCCAAAAAATTGTATAATTTGCATTTCAAGTACTTCATCTTCCGAACACTTCTGAACCTTTGAAACTATTTTTATCAAATCACGGTCATTGCCTGAACCGATTGTTTGTTTTATCAGTTCAACGTGCTTCATTTTCATTTGAAAGACTTCACGCTTTGTTTTAATTGGCTTGACATAACGAAGGGCGACAACATAATTGTCAATCAAGCTGCGGTTTTGATTGAAAAAGTCGATCAGTTTAAAATTTTCAATTTCCATATTTTCAAATATAATACTATTTCACAAAGCGGAATGTATTTCCCGACATTGATGACTTTGCAAGCATTTCAGCAAAGAAATATCTTGTTGGGTCAATAATATGGTTCCAGTCATCAATTGGAACGCCCAATTGTTCGCCAGCTTTATTTCGTTTATAACAATAGTTTTCAAATTCTTCAACAGCATTTTTTCCAACAACAACAAGTTCAAATTCCTGAATGACCGAAATACCAAAGTCAATGTCTTTCACGTCTGACTTCTTAATTTTCACGCCGTAAGTTTTCAATTCTGCAATGCTTTTCGGTTCCGCCGCGTCAGCAATGATAATTCCGTTAAGCAATTCAGGGTCATCAATGATGTGTTTCGCAATTTGACTGTTCAGCATCGCGCGTTTATATAATGATTCTTTTATATAAATCTTTTGATTATATCTGTAAAGCTTGACGATAGCCGTTGGGTCATTTGTGAAGCCCCAATCTAAAGCCGCGCCCAGATAATGAGCGTCAGGCGGAACTTGTTTTGCTTCATTCCAATTTTCAAAGATAATTCCTTCAGTAATTCCAAGAAGCCCCAAACCAAGAACACGCCATTTGTTTTTGAAATACCTTGAACCTTCGTCAGCCTTTTTCTTAAACCAAAGTATTGAAGATTTTTCTTTTTCAGGAATAAATTCATTGTGGGTGAAATTCAGAATTAAGAAGTCAACGTGTGCTTCGCCAATCAATTCTTTGTGGGCCCAAAATTTACGGCGCGGGTTGTAATCCATTATAGTGAAGTCCGAAGTTCGGCCATATATTTCAATGAACGTTGAAAATTTTATTGAATCGGCTTCATTGATGTACAAATGTGAACGCCTTGAACCAAGCCTTGAATTTTCGCCATCAACTGAAAAGAATTCAATCAAGTTTGAACCGTATGTGTAAACGTGACGCGTGTTGTTTATTTTAAATTTGTCATATAAACCCCAACTTTTTAGTATCTTTTCAAAGTCACGCAAAGCCCCTGACAAAAGATTCGGCATTGATTCAGCCACAACCGAAAGAATCAGCCCTTCACGCTTTGAAATTGCCAACAAGATAAAAAGCATCAAAATTGATATCGTTTTTGAAGAGCTTTTACCGCCTTGAACAATCCTGACGCCTTTTGTTAAGTTGCATATTTTTTCAAAAGCCGTTGTTGTTTCATATTGCCCTGTTTTCATTTTTTTCCTTCAATTATATCTTCAATCAAGCCCTTGTGTTTGGGATTTGAAGTATAAATGTGAATGTCATTTGACTTCTGTTCATTGTCAATTTCATAAAAGCCCAAATGTTTTGAAATCATATCAATTGCCCGTTCCTTTGAAACAAACTGAAGTTGAACAGTCGTGATTGTTTCAACTATTTCCGCGTCTTTTCCGTAAATGTCACGCGTCGTTGTTTTGTATTTTGCAATTAAACGCTTCAATTCAATTGGCAATTCCTTCAATTCATCAGCCGTCAAATTCATTGTATCCGTAACGTCTGCTTCTATCCAATACTTTAATTCGTTAAGAATCCC